CAGACCTTACGTATTCAACTATATGCAGATTATGAAGCAATGGACAGCGATCCTATTATAGCTTCAGCATTAGATATTATAGCTGATGAAGCAACAGTAAAAAACGACTTCGGAGAAATACTCGGGATTAAATCCTCAGACGAAAACATACAGAGAGTACTTTATAACTTATTCTACGATGTAATGAACATTGAGTTTAACTTATGGTCTTGGGCACGTAATATGTGTAAATATGGAGATTTCTTTTTAAAGTTAGAAATAGCAGAGAAATTTGGAGTGTATAATGTACTTCCGTATACAGTTTACCATATAGCTAGAAAAGAAGGACTAGATCCTGAAAATCCTAGTAAAGTAATATTTGAACTAAATCCTGACGGTATAGGAGCATCATCTGATACTTCCTACCTCCCTAACCAGAAAAGTTCTGCTATTACTTTAGAGAATTACGAAATGGCTCATTTTAGATTAATATCAGATACTCACTATTTACCGTACGGAAGATCTTATCTAGAGCCAGCTCGTAAGATATTTAAACAAACAACATTAATGGAAGATGCGATGTTAATACATCGTATAATGAGAGCACCTGAAAAGAGAATGTTCTATGTTAATGTTGGATCTATACCTCCTAATGAAGTAGAGCAGTTTATGCAAAAGACTGTTAATACTATGAAAAAAACTCCTTATGTTGATCCTCAAACAGGTCAATATAACTTGAAGTTTAATATGCAGAATATGATGGAAGATTATTACCTACCAGTAAGAGGGGGTGATACATCAACTAGAATAGAAACTACTAAAGGTTTAGAATACGACGGTACTAACGATGTACAGTACTTACAAGCTAAGTTATTTGCAGCATTAAAAATACCTAAAGCATACTTCGGATATGAAGGAGACTTGAGCGGTAAAGCAACTTTAGCAGCAGAAGATATAAGATTTGCAAGAACAGTTGAAAGAATTCAAAAGATATTAGAATCTGAATTAACTAAAATTGCACTAGTACATTTATATACACAAGGATTTACAGGAGAAAGTTTAACTAACTTTGAACTTAAGTTAACTACTCCTTCTATTATATTTGAACAAGAGAAAGTAGCATTATTAAAAGAGAAGATAGATCTAGCATCACAAATGCAAGAAACTAAACTATTCTCCTCAGACTATATTTACGAAAATATATTCGATTTATCAGAAGATGCTTATATGGAAATGAGAGATCTAGTACTTGAGGATACTAAAAGAGGATTTAGAAGAGCACAAATCGAAGCCGAAGGTAACGATCCAGCTAAATCCGGTATGACTTACGGTACACCACATGATTTAGCCTCTATGTACGGTAGACGATCAGTATCTACTCCAAAAGGAGGAGGTCAAGATGAGCTACCAGCAGGATATGCTGAAGTTAAAGACGATGAACCTATATCAGACTGGGGACAACCTGGACCTGAAGGTGGCAGACCTAAAGAAAAGTCTTCTGTATATGGTACTACTAAAGCAATGGGCGGCAGAGACCCACTAGGTAGCCACGGAATGCATGGTGGATTTCCAAGCGATAATGAAAATGTAAGTGAGGTAAGGACTTCCAAAGCTAAGCTTGAGTATCTCAGGAATGAAGATATGTTAAAGCACATTGTATTTACTAAAAACAGCGATTCAACCGATGGAGACTTGTTAAAGGAGGAAAACATAAAAGATTTAGGTAAGTAGCCCATATTTATAATAGTAAACGTATAGAATGAAGATAAAACACTCTAAGTATAAAAATACCGGACTAATATTCGAATTATTAGTTAAGCAGATTGCTGCGGATACTTTGTCAAAGAAGGATTCACCAGCCGTATCTATTATAAAGAAGTACTTTACCGGGAAAACATCATTAGCTGCTGAGTTTAAACTTTACGAATTTGTAATCAATTCTAAAGGTATTAATCAAAAAAGAGCAGAGACAATTCTTACTTCTATTTCAGAAGTAGCTAGAAAAATATCTCAAGCTAGTTTAAAGAAACAAAAGTATGACCTTATTTCTACTATTAAAGAAAGCTACGATGTAGAAGAGTTCTTTAGCATACAAGTTAGAAACTATAAACCATTAGCTGCTTTATATTGTTTGTTTGAGTCTTACAATTCAACTAAGGTATTAGACCCTAAGTCTTTAGTAGACAATAAGATGACTATATTAGAACACCTTACTGATAATTCTCAAGATAAGAACAAAGTAAAAGATTCACTTATAGAAGAATACTCAGGATACGATAAAGATCTAAAACTACTTACATTTAAAATACTATTAGAGAAATTCAACGATAACTATAAAGACCTACTTCCAGAACAAAAAAATATCCTTAGGGAATTTATTACGTCTGTAAACTCAACAGCAAGATTGAGAAACGTAGTTAATGAAGAGCTTACAAAAATTTCTAAAATAGTAAATACTTTATCTAAGAACGTTAAAGACGAAGTAGTAAAAATAAAATTAGCAGAAGTATCAAAGAGTATAGTTACACTTAATAAAAAAGAAACTGTAAAAGATACTCATTTAGTTAATCTTATGCAGTATTACGATTTAGTTAACGAGTTAAGAAGCTTATGAAAAGATCAGACCTTACAAGATTAGTTAAAGAGGTAATGAAAGAGGCTAATGTAACAGGAGGTACAGCTACGTTTACACCTGGTACAGGAGAACAGTTCGCTACTCCTAATTTTCTAGGTAAAGCTACTAAGGCAAAAAAGATATTAAAAAAACAAGGATATAAAGAAATATAGTCAATGAGAACAGCAACCGAAAAATATAATGCAGTCCTAGAGGGCACTTTGAGCAAACAAGTATTTGTTCAACAGATGAGAAGTGAATTTCCACAATTCATTACTAATGTAAATGCATATCCAGATACTGTACAAATTCTTAAAAACAAAGGAATGATTTACGAGGCTATAAAAGCTCCAGCTAAATCAATTGAACAGTTAGAAGCTAACTTTAATATTAATATAGTCGAAAGAGGTATTGATATGGAATTAGAAGCTAAAGGAATTGATCCAACTACAAACGTTAATAAGGAAGATTACTTAGCAGCTAAGAAGATTGTTATATCTAACTTAATGAAAGATCAGCTTCACTACCTTAATATAGTAGCAGGAGAAGATAATAATGTAGACAAGCACGATAAAGCAGTTGAAGTTAAAAGAGGAGAGAAGCAAGTAGATGGATTTAACGGTTTAAAGAATGCAACACTAAAAGAAGGTGTTTATACAGAAGATGCAGAAGAAGATGCTAAAAATGATATGGATAATGCTACAGGATGGCACGATGATCCTAGAAAGGATGAAGGCTCAGAAGAAGCAGTAGATCCAGCAGTTTACGGAGACATTGGAGCAGCATACTTGGCAGGATTTAACAAAGAACACTCTTTAAGCTTAGACCAATTAGAAGAATTAGGACGTAAGATTGTTAAACAACTCTATAAAGGAGATATTGAAGCAGCAAAAGCTAAACACCTTTCAGAACAAGACGCTATGTACGCACCCGATGATGATGAATTTGAAGCAGAGCAATGTGCACACAGAGCAAAAGAAATTGGGCACTTATTTAAAGGGTATGATGACCAAGTGATATATGATTTTGTAAAAACACACAGACAAGATATTAGAGGAGCTTCGGATGAAGAAATCCAAAATGAATTTGAAGAATTTATATCTGTCAACTATGAATCTGGAGCAGACATGCAAGAAAACGAAGTAGAAGAAGCAATGTCAGACGAATTTATGGATGATGTTAAATCTTACGGTAAAGACGAACAAATTAAACCTTATAAAATAGGAGATAAATTCTCAGTTGATTTTGACTATGAAGGAATGCTTAAAACAGGCCTTAAAGTTAGAATTAATACTCCATTAAAGACTATGCAAGCTATCTTTGATTCTTTCGAAGATGTAAACTACCATAGTGAAGGAATGCACTTATCATACGTAATAGATTCAGTAGAAGAAGGAGATAGAGAAGAAGCATTAGATTGTCTTAAGAAATTCAGAGCAGCTATTAGTAAAACACTAACTAACATTGCTGAAGGAGTATTTCCAATAAGAGAAGCAGAAGAAGGATACGTTAAGAGAGAAAAAAGAGTAGAGGGATTATATGAAGCTCGTAGAAAAAAAATACAAGGCGGTAAAATAGTCACAGAAAATGATTATGAAACTGGCGGGTATGTAGAGTCTATGGGTCCTCAATTTGATAAAGCAGTAGACTTAGTAGTTTCTGAGTTTGGAGAATGGAAAGCTGGTCCAATGACAGAGCCAGGAATGATACCTCATGCTAAATCAGACGTTATAGCTTATATAGATCAAAAACTTGAAGCTTCCTTACAAGAAGAGAAAGGCACAGATCATGATAACGATGGAGATATAGACGGAGACGATTATATGGCTGCAAAAGACATAGCAATTAAAAAAGCATTAAAAGAGAATGTTAAAGGCATGATCGTTAATATGCTTAAAGAAGCTACTATCAATGAAGCTGCTACTGCTAAATTAGCAGAATGGGGAGAATCTTATGAAGGCTTTGAAGGTATTAAACCAGTAGTGAATGAACTGGAAAATCTTGTAACAGAGATAGAATCTTTCTATGATAAGATGAGAGGAAAGATCCAAGGAGCATTTGCTAAGACAGCAGAATTTAGAAACGAAGAGGGATTAAAGATTGGAGCATTTATCGCACCATCATTAGAAGCAGCATTTAGAAAAGATCTAGCTCCAGTAGTAAAACAAGGGCTTACTAAGAATGTGGACTTACCTAAAGTACGTACAATATCTAAAGCAGAAATTGATGCTAATAATAACGGTACAAAACCATTAGGAGAAGAAGAAATGTATGAAACTCCTAAACAAAGTGTTTTTTCACCTAACATCAATGAAAGAAAGACTAAGTACACTAAAAGAAAATAAAACATGGCACAATTACTAGTAGATGTAACACCGTTTAAGTCCGTACTTAAAGAAGCGAAAGGGAGACCTGGAGTTTTTGAAGTAGAAGGAGTTATGCAAAGAGCAAAAGCACAGAACCAGAATGGTAGAGTATATGCTAAGCCAATTTTAGAAAGAGAATCTAAGAAATACACAGAAGAATTTGTTAAAAACGGGAATGCTTTTGGTGAATTAGATCATCCAGAATCTCCTGTAGTGTCATTAAAGAATGCTTCTCACATAGTCAAAGACTTATGGTGGGATGGAGATGATTTGATGGGAAGAGTAGAACTACTTAATACTCCATCAGGAAATATAGTAAAAGAAATAATTAAGGCTGGTCATACTATAGGGATATCCTCTAGAGGAACAGGATCAGTACAGCAGACAAACGAAGGTACTTTAGAAGTACAAAACGATTTTGAATTAGTTTGTTGGGATTTCGTATCTAATCCTTCTACACATGGAGCATTTATGAACCCAGTTGCATTATCAGAAAGTAAATTAAGACCTGCTAAATACAGTAACTTAAATTTAATAATTAACGATATATTGAGAGCATAATGAAATTATCCAAAATAATCTTAGAGAATTACGATGATGATAGTTTATTTACTTTTGGCTATGATCTACAAGACATAGGTAATGTAGAGAACTATTTAAAAGCGAATTACGAAAAAGGAATAGATTATGAACTACACATAGGTAGAGGAGATGACTTACCAAACTCTGTTACCCTACTTAATCCGGATATGGAAGATGATGTAGAACTTGGTAACTTATTAGACGCTGCAAAAGATACTGACGAATCAGATTATGAAGCATATAGAAGAGAAGAAGATGATTACGATAATTATGAGTTAGATGAAGGTGAAAACTTTTCTGCTTTAGCTGCAGCAATGGCTAAAGAATTAGAAGGTAAAGAGGTTAAGCAAGATGATCAAGCTAACGAAGTAGTTGGAGTATTAGGAATACTTAGTTACGTACTATTATCCAATACAATAGCTAATATGCTTTCTTCTATGGCTAAAAAGATAGCTAAGAAACAAGGATGGCAGAAAACAGATGATATAGCAACAAAAATTTATGATTGGACGCATAAGAACGAAGCAGCTTTTATGTCACCAATTAAAAGAGTACTATCAGTAGTAATGATAGGACCAACTAAAAAATACATTGACCCAGTTACTAAAGGACTATATGCTTTATTTATATTCTTCTTAGCAGGTCAATACGGAGGCGATGTAATCGCTTCAATCAGAAAATCAGCATGGGGACAAACAGCATTCGCTTCAGTAAAATCTCTAGTTAAAGGAAAAGAAGTACATACCCTAGTAAGAGACGTCTTATCAGACATCGGGCTATTAGGATAAGGTAATTCCTCGGACGCTACCGACGGGCAGGAAAGTTAACCATCTTTTACAGGTGGTTTTCTTGTTTTCGTAAAAAGTATATATTTATATACATAATAATCAGTCTCTATACTGATTCCAACAATTTATAATTTTCTATTACGATTTATAATAATCGTAGAAACCCACAACAAACATTTATTAAAATGGCAAACAAAGATTTATTCAAGCAAGCAATTGCTGAAGCAAAATCTGTACGTTCCGCTGCTATTGCTAACGCGAAAGAAGCCCTAGAAGAGTCTTTGACTCCTCATTTAAAAGATATGTTAGCTGCAAAACTTCAAGAGATGGAAGACTCTTCCACAGAAGAAGCAGTAACTGAATCTGATGAGGTAGAAGAAGGTAACTATGAGGCTAAAGACGAAGTAGTAAAAGAGGAAGATGCAGATACTGAAGTATCCGATGAGGATGCTCCAGAAGAAGAAGAATTAGACGGAGAAGAAGAAATCGCACCTATGGAGGATGAAGCAGAAGAAGCTGCTGACGAAATAGACGGAGATGAAGACTTATCTAAATTATCAGTCGATCAATTTAAAGATCTTATTAGAGATGTAATAGCAACCGAAATGGGAGCTGAAGCAGGTCTAGAAGGAGAAGATGAATTAGGAGCTGATATGGATGCAGGAATGGAAGCAGAACCAGAAATGGGAGCTGAACCAGAAATGGCTCCAGAAGACGGAGAAGGTGAAGAAGAAATTGACTTAGACGAATTACTTGCAGAACTAGAAGGTTTAACTACCGAAGGTGAAGAAGCAGATAAAGACGATAAGCCAGTAGAAGAAAGTACAGAAAACGAAGTATCAGCAGAATCAGATACTAAAGAGAAAAACGTTAATGATACTTTGAAGGAAGCTAAACAGAATAGTGCAGACCTTAAAGAAGCTCTTGTAACAGTAGAGACTTTAAGACATGAACTAAACGAAGTTAACATTCTTAACTCTAAACTATTATACGTTAATAAAATTTTCAAAGCTAATTCATTAACTGAAAGCCAGAAAGTAAGCATAATCGCTGCATTCGATAAAGCTGAAACAGTTAAAGAAGTAAAATTAGTTTTCGAAACAGTATCAGACAATATTGTCGCACCAGCTAAAACCAATCTTAAAGAACATAGAGGTATGGCTTCTAGAGCTACAGGAACTACAGCAAGTAATCCTCCAGTAATAGGACAAGTATCAGAAGCAGTATTAAGAATGCAGAAATTAGCAGGTATTATTAAATAACATTAAATATAAACTTAAATTAAAATTTCAATTATGGAAATTAACAATCTTTTAGAAAGCTCAAACAGCTTTAAAAGCTTACAAGCAGACTCAGCAAAATTAGCTGAGAAGTGGAGTGCTTCAGGTTTGTTAGAAGGGATCACTGATGAAAGAGTAGCTACAAACATGGCTATGATTTTAGAGAACCAAGCTAAACAAATCGTAGCAGAAGCAAATAACACAGGTGCATCTGGTACTTCAGCAGGCTTTACAGCAGGCGCAGGAGAACAATGGGCTGGTGTTGCATTACCTTTGGTAAGAAAAGTATTTGCTCAAATTAGTGCACAGGATTTCGTATCTGTACAACCAATGTCTTTACCTTCAGGTCTAGTATTTTATCTAGATTTCAAATATGGTACTGCCGCTAACGGACGTGCTGATGGAGAAAATATGTACGGTAACGTTACTGACGGTGCTAACAAAATGGGTGTTGATGTAGATCCTTCAGGAGGATTATACGGAGCAGGTCAATTTGGTTACACTATCAACGGTGTATCTGGAACTGTAGCAGCAGCTGCAGTAGGAGCTGCAAAGCTTAAAGATGTAGGATTCGATGCTGGTATTACATTAGCTGAATACGAAACTGTATCTATCGCTTTATCTTCTATTCCTAACTATGACGTAGAAGGAGTTCGTGCATTCGGATTAACTTCTGGTTCAGTAGCAATCAACAAGCAATTCACTAAAATCTCAGGATCTAACTTAGTATTCGTACAAACAGTAGGAGCAGGAGATATTACTGATGCAGATAACGTTCAAGTAACTTATCACAAACAACCAACAGATAACACAAGAGGCGATTTTGAAGCTGACGGTGGTGTAGCAGTTGATACTTCTATTTCTATTCCAGAAATCGATGTTCAATTACAATCTGAGGCAATTGTTGCTAAGACTAGAAAGTTAAAAGCACAA